GACGGAATGTCAGACCAAAGGTTGGGTCCGTGTAGGTGCAACCGAGGAAAACACCAACAGGGGTGGCCGAGTCTGTACCAGTGTCCTTGCCAACAGTACCGCCTGCGAGCAACTTAACGACGTCACCGTAAAAGATGGCAGTCGAAGAGTTAGTTGCGATTGGGAGTTGACGAGTAGCACCAGCAAAAACCTGTCCGCCGATCAAATTGATCGGGATTAGCCCGTAAGGGCTGGTAACAGAAGGGTATGCCATATTATAGCTCCTTTAGCTATTTGCCTTTGCCAAATGACGTCGTAGACCGTTTTTCCCTAAAGAGTGGCATACGAGCGTCGTTCTCACGCATGAAGTTATTGTCCACGGAGTCCATCTGAGCCTGATTTTTACCAGCGAAGTATTCCTTACGCTGTTTCATCAGTTCTTCCGGTGCCTTGCACAACAACAGTCCTGCGACTTCGATGTTGTCTTTGAAACGGCTGTCAGGGTCTACCAGCATACGGAACTGAGGTTGTTCACTTATGCTAACTGGCTCCCAGCCTTCCCGTAGTTTGGACGAGATATTGCGGGGATCGTTCTGACCCATTGAGGCCACACGTACCCAACGGTACGCGTAACCCGGCTGTTTGTCCGGTTCTGGCAGGGTCGAAGCCGGTTGCCATACTTTAGGACGTTCAGCATCTGCACGAGTTTCACGAGGAGCGCGAGTTGCCTCTGGCGTCTCATTGATAGCGTCAATCAACTTGGTCATCTTATTTCTCCATCTTCACTAGTTCACGGGCATACTGTTCGGGCGTTAAGCCTAGACGTTTTGCAATTGCCAATTGGGACTGTTTCAACACAATCTTTTTGGGGGACCGTGTTCGTGAGGCTGGAGCGACGACCGATGACGCTTTTTGTTCGCGTGCAGTGGGTCTGGTGTCACCATTATCCATTTCATCCCCGAAGTAATCGGAGAAGCGACGACGCATAGTTTTGTCTATGACGCCCCAATATTCGTCGGTACCTGCAAACTGCGGGCCACGTTCATTTATGAGCCTCTGATGAAGCCCAAGAGCAGCTGCGGTCATTTCCGGATCAGTACCCCACCACGTATTGCGCTCTTGCCACGCCATAGTTTTCTGGTCAGGTTGCGGAATTTGGACCTGCTGTTGTGGTATTCCTACCTCATTATATTCCTCTTGTAAAGTAGGACGATAACCTGCGAGTTGTTGTATCTTGTACTGTGCCTCACTGAGCTTCTGCTGTGCGTCTAGGACGCGATCAGTATCACCGGCTTCGTAAGCATCCTTATACTCACGTTTGGCCTGTGCAAGCTCGTATTCAGCGGCCTGCTTGAAGCTACCAACCAGTGTTTGCTCGCCCTCGGAAAGGGTAGCCTTTAACTTGCGGTTTTCCTCAAGTAACCGTTGGGCTGCAGACAAAGCTTCGGTCTTTTCCCGCATTTCGCGTTCTTTTTCACGACGCTCGTCGTGCCAGACCTTCTTCATCTGCTTCAGACGGGTCTTTACCTTGTCGGAATAGTCTTCAAGCTCATCAGCTTCCAACTCTTCGACAAGCTCCTTGGGCATAGGCTCACGCCCACGGTCTGCCTCGGGAGTATCATCTTCTATTTCGATTTCGGGCTTCTCAGCCCCAGAAACGGGGGTTTCATCTTCGACCTCGAACGAAAAATCGTCGAAATCATCATTCTGCATACTCATTTTACTTCTCCTTTGTACGGGTTACGTCCGTTAAGCGCGGGAAATGCCCCGAGGGTCTTCAACGATGCCTTCTACGCTGTCGTCGTTGATGATGCGGAACTCACGACCATGGATTTTCACACGGCTACCGGCATGTGGGCGAGTAAGGATGAAGTCACCTTCCTTGCACCATGGGCCAGATGGGAAGCGTTTCTCGTCCTTGTAGCAATCTGGACCCATCTTCAGCACCATAAGTACTGGGGTAGTGAGTTCTTCAAACTGCTTGGTCGAGTCGGCCTTGAAAATACCGCCAGCGGTCTTCTCTTCGACTTCTGGGATAGCGCACAGAATGCGATAGCCGGATGGGTCTGGAAGCTGCTTTGCGCGATCTTCTACCGGAACTTCCGGTTCTTTGTCCTTTGCCACAATGGGTTTGCCATTGAGGCCCACTAACGAGGGGGTGGTGACCCCAACAATATCAGTCATCGTCTTGTTCCATTCTTTGTGCGGCTTCAGCAATGAAACCGTTTGCCGTCATAAGCCCACGGATAATCCCGCAGGCGTATTTATATTCCCCATGGTCTTTTGCGGTCCCACGGGCGAGATCGCCGCTCATCACGTCAATCTCCTCCTGTACCTTTTTTGACAGGTACATCAGTAACTCATGTGTCATTCAGTCTCCTTAGGCGTTGCTTGGTTGGGAACGGGTCGTTCACTTTGAAGGGCTTCACGGGCAATTTCGACGCCCATGCGAAGTCCTTCGGCTTCCTGCTTAGCTTCCAGTTGTCCTTTGGAAGTGGCAAGTTTTGCGCCGACGTTTAGGCCAGCAATTTCTTCTTGTGACTCGATGCGAGCCATCTCAAGTTCGATACGGTCGTTCTTCTCAGCAGCGTCGATCATCAACTTCTGCTTCTTAAGCTCAAGTTCGCCCTTCTTGATCTCAAGCTCCTGCATCTGCATCTGCACGATGGGGTCTTGAGCCATCTGCTGGTTCTGTTGCTGTTGGGCTTCGGCTTGGTTCTTCTGAAGTAACTGCGACGAGGCAGCGGCAGCCAGACGAGAGATAGCCAGCTCGGTGTTCTCGTCCATCTCGGCATTAGGTGGCGGTAGTGGTACGCCTGCCTGCGCTTCGACTTGCTTACGATATTCGAAGGCCAAGTGTTCGGCTATATGTGCTTGCATAGAAGCCATCATCGACTGCGCGTTGGGGTTCTGACCCAAAAGCTGCATAATCTTGGGGTCCTGCATAGCGCTTGTGTGCACTGCAATATGTGCTTCGTGGTCTTGATAGATAAACGCCTTGACAGGCTTGCCGTTGATGACATCCATGTTTTCAGACACAGGGTCACGCGGCTTCATGTCGTCACCGTCCTTGAGCGGTACGAGCTTCTCCGCGTTCTTGATACCCAGCACCTCAAGCATCTGACGGTGTAAATAGGGTAAGTCGTAGATTTGCGGCGCGCCCTGTGCCAACTGGATAACTGCCTGATACTGCACAATCTTCTGCGCCATAGTGGCAGCATTGGGGTCAGATACAGGAATAACATCGACGTTATCATAGTCAGACTTCTTAGCCCGACGACCGCCTTCTTCTGGCTCGTAGCTATACGTAGCTGGCGTATAATCGCGGATGATACCTTTGAGTAATTGGAACTCGCGCTTCATCGCGTAGTGGACGCGTGCCTGCACAGCACTCATCATCTTCAGCGTACGCTCGAGAATAGCCAGCGTGGTGCCCACAGGAGCCTGTGCAGACATGTCAGACACCTTCATATCCGCCATACCTGCGAAGCGACGACCTTCGTCTACGATGGTACCCAGAAGCGAATAAAGGACCTGTGAAGGTTCCTTGTAAGGTAAAGGCATAATATTGTCGCGCATCGTACCCGACGCTACGTCCACATCACGCCATTCCGCAGGGCTTATCGGCGTGTCGTCACCTTTGACGCGCAAGCCTTTAGTTTTAAATCCACCCGGTAGATTAGATAGAGTACCAGCATCGACAAGCTGACGAATAAGGCTGGTACCAGACTTAGCAAAAGCACCGATAAGGTGAATAAGGCCAAAAGCGTAGAAGCCAAAGCCCGGAACGTACGAATAATGTACGAAGTGGTTGCGCTTAAGCTTTTTCTTGTCATCTGGGTTCCAGTTACGGCGAATGGATAGGACCGTTTCGGTCTCTTTATCTATGGTAATGACGTACGGAAGGGCAATTCCAAGGTCATTTTCCTCTTTGTCGCGGTATTTATCGTCCTCAATGACGATATCGACGTGCATTTCCAGCAGCTTGTACCGGTCATCGGTCTCAGCGCGGAAGCCGAGCTGCTCTGAAATCTTCTGCTCAACCTCATCCATCGAATTGACAGGGTCTGGCAGGTCGATATCACGGTAAAACCCATTCGCTTGGAGCTTTTTAAGCTCATTCGGGGTTTTCCGCATCACATGGGTGACGCGTTCAGCGACTTCCAAGCTGGACGCGCCATAAGGTACGACAACATCTTCTGCTGCAACGTACATGGAGACCTGACGACCGAGTGATGGATCGAAATACACCTTCTTGAACGCATTACCTGCGAGGCCCAACCCCCACAGCATCCGTTCGTGTTCAGGGCGATACTCGACCATCACATCGGTCAACTGATAATTCATATCTTCTTGGACGCGCTGAGCGGCGTCCTTCTTCTCGTTAGTCTCTTTACCGATAATCTGCGTACGCACCGGCCCTTGGGCTGGGAATGTCTCGCTCATAGTCTCGGCTTGGAACTTTACGACAGCTTCGGAAAGTAAGGGGTGATGTACACCACAAGCTCCGGGCCAAGGTTCTGTGCGGTCTTCGACCTTCATACCCAGCAACTCAAGCCCATCGACGTAAGTCTGTATCCAGTCCTTGCGGCTGCTGATATCTTCGTTAAACTCACCGATTAGGTCACCGGCAAGTTCTGCCAGCACGCCCTCGTCCAAGTCTTCGGCTAGGTTGTCGTTGAAGTCGCCCTCGTCCTCACTCGGGTCAATCTCGATCTCCATACCATCAATGCCAATGCTGACACTCTCAGGGTCTTCGATCTCAATCTCAAGGTCAGGACCCTCGTCTATCTCCGTGTTCATCGGAGACATACCTAACGGGGCTTGGTTGAGCGACTTGTCGATGTCCATTTACTTAGCTTTCTTTTTGGTAGCGGCCTTAACCACTGTCTTGGCTATTGATACAACCGGCGATACCTTTGCTGCTACGTCGGCAACGCGAACTGCAGTTTCCGCTACGTCTTCGATGACATCGAGCACGTTCTTTTTCTTTTTAGCCTGCGTCTGGTTTGCACCTGCGATAGCGTCCATATACGGTACGCCTGCTGCACGCGCTTCGTTGAACGCTGTGCGCTGGTCGTCAGACCATTTTAACCACTGAGTTTTGCCGATTGGGAAAAGCGCCTTGACCATTAGTAATACCCCTGATTGCGATTTGACTTAAAATACTGGATTTCGTCCGGTTCGTCTAGCGTAGTAGTGATATAGCCTCCACGCCTGAATCTATGTAGGGCCATAGACACCGTATCGACAAAGTCGTCATGACTACCTGCGGGAAATTCTGCAACTTCATCAATGACTTCCTCGGCCCAGCGCGTCCCCGGTGCCCATACTCTACCAGATGCAAAGATATCTGCGATAGCGTTGAGTCGTGAAATCTTGTCGTTACCACGCGTCGGAGTGAACTCCTGCACCGGTATACCCATGGCTCGCATCTCGTAGATGAGCGGCGCACCCGATGCCTTTTTCTCGATGATGACCCCGTCCGGTTGCCACTCTTTATACTCCTCGATGGCGACCCGCTTCAATTCCGGGAACTCCATGCGATCCCTGAACGCGTTCAGGAGGATGATATTAGCCTGCGTCTCACCATTGTCGTCAGCCTGATAAAACACACCCCACGTAGTACAGGCCGAATAGTCGGCACGTTGCGTCTTCTCGAAGGCCGTATCCCAGCTTTGTAAGATAAAGTCACAGGCCGGTGGGTTGTCGCTTTCCCACTCCTGCCACCACTCGCGTTTCACGATAGCCGCGCTTTCCGAGATGGGGTTCTGCTGATACTGCGCCATCCACTTGCTGTTAGGGACGTCGCGCTTAACTTTCTCAAGCTCACTTAACTCCCAGAACTCAGGCCACAGAGGTTTGTCGCTGGGTAAAATAGCTGGAAATTCAATAACTTCCCACTCACCGAGGCTCTCGTTAGCTACCGCATCCTTAAGTATCTGCCCTGTCAAATCCCTCTTACTCCATCTGGTCATCACGACCACAATGGCCCCACCGGGCTGGAGACGCTGACGAGGCCCAGAGGTATACCACTCATAGGTCTTGTCGTAGATATCTGGGTTAACTTCGGCGATAGCCGCTTCTTGTTCTGAGTGCGGGTCGTCGATGATGAGCACGTCAGCACCCTTACCGGTCACGGCACCCCCGATACCGATAGCAAAGTAATCCCCGCCCTTACTTGTGTTCCATCGTCCAGCTGCCTTAGAGTCCGAGGCCAGAACAAGGTCGGGGAAAATGTTGCGGTAGACCTCCGTGTCTACCAAATTTCGAACCTTACGCCCGAAGCCTACCGCGAGCTCTGCCGTGTGCGAGCATTGGATAATCTTCTTATGGGGGTATTTGCCGAGGAACCATGCAGGGAGCAGGTAAGAGGCGAACTCCGACTTAGTGTGTCGCGGTGGCATATTAATAATGAGCCGTTTGCACTCACCACGAGCGACGCGTTCAAAGGCATCTGCCATTTTTGCATGGTGTCGTCCCCCTATGAATGACGGCCACACTTCCTTGACGAAGCCAAGGAACTTATCCTGCGCAACCTTCTTGGACTTTAACTCATGAAGCTTTTCCAACTCCGCAAGCAGCTTCTCCTGCTCCGGCAAGCTCAGCTTCGGTAGGATTTTGGGGATATCCTTTAGGCTGATGTTGGCGATATTGACGGTCACTCGTCCTCATCCTCCGCCAGTTCTGCGAACTGTGCGTCTTCCATCTCATCAAGTTCCCCGTACGCCTCGTTGTGGTCGTAATGCGCCAGTTCTTCCTCGATGGTCTGTCCGAGGGGCGTGATGTCGATGACATCTGCATTCAGTAACCGCTTGACACGCTCCTTAATCGCATTCTCCAACTCTGTCGGGTCTTTGTAGTTGATGGTAATCTCAGACTTGTTCGTGAATAGCCCGATGTCGCTGTGCTTACCTAGAAGCTCAAGCGCCTTCAGTTCCACCTTAGGGTCACCGTAATTCGCTAGCTCCATGAGCTTGAACGTAATTGCAGCCCGCACTTGGTTTGCATCTAATGCCAACTGTTGGCCATAGGCACGTAGAAACTGGGCCGCACCAAATGCAGTCGTCACCTGATTAAGGTTCTTGGTTTCCCGCTTCTGCACCATGTCGGCAAGCTTCTTGGCTTCCTTAGCGGTGTTTTCATCCAGTTCGAGTGGGGCACCCATACCAACAAGGAGTTCTGCCGTGTTCCCCGCTAACGCAATCTCTTCAAGGAGCGACGTGGGTTTCTCTTCGACGGTGTCATAAGGCACCGGATATTCGTCGGACGGTTCTACTTTAATAACGGGCATGTGTGCAGCATCCGGTTTGAGGGAAGCAGTGAAGCCGTGCGTGTACGCTAGTAGCAGGAAAAAGCAAAGACAAAAATTAACCCCGATGGGTCCAGCCGCCTCGCTCGTACGTTTTCTTCCTGTGGCAGTTGGCGCAGCGCACTTCGCACTTGGCTATTTCTTCCTTGAGTTTTGCCATTCCGTACCCGAACCGGGCCGCATCTGATATGTTGAAGTGTTTGTTGCCGCCTATGTGGTCGAACTCAAGCACGACGGTGTTAGTTTCGCCGCAATCCACACATGGATTAGCCACTAGGTGGGCGTTTATAAACGCACGGATACGGTCTTTGGCCGCTTTGCTATATACTTTTGCCTTGGCAATGACCTTTTCACGATGCTTCGCATAGTGCCTGCGGCTCGCTTCCCTACGCTTTTCTATGTCGTTGAACGGCATGGGTGGTGCGCATAGCACAGCAACGGTAAAAGAAAAACCCCCGAACACCTAGGGTGACGGGGGCTGCTGCGCAGAGAACAACGCAGCGACGGGAAAAGAGGTGGGCCTTGCAAGCAAGCCACGGAGCAGTCCCGAAGCTACCCACCCCATTCAAAAATAATACCCCCGGGGGGTCAAATACGTCAAGGTACCATCGACGGGGGGTCTGCAGATATCGAGTGCCGGGAAAACGGTGGCTGGAAAAATATGGGGGTGGGGGGTCGATTTGTGGTTTCGAATCCCGGGGGTGTGCCAGATGACAGGGTTTTTTAAAATGTGGTGAGATAATGTGCAAAATAGTATGTATAGGGGGAGCGGCACCTTGTCTGTGTGGCTTGGGGGGTCGGGGGGCGGTAGGGTAAACAGAACAAAGAACGAACAACCCCTGCCCCCACCGGAACAAAACGTGAAACCTCACCTTGTTAGGTGCTTTTATGCGTTTTTTTCTTGCAATCCCGATTAAATTGTGAGACAAACAAATCATCGGAAGGGTGACAAACACTCCCCGATACTCACACACTAATAGGAGCAAACATATTATGACTAATGCAACAATGCGTAACGCACTCACAACTACTCGCCTTGCCTACATGAAGGCCACCGAGTCCACATACGGCAAGCTACGTGAATATGCCGAGAGTCTTACCGAACAGTTCGGTGCTGGCTGGTGGCTTATCCCGATGAAAGGCCCGCTATCTGGTAATGAGGCCAAGGTGCGGGAAGCTATCCGAGCGGAGAAGGCTCTAGTGTTAGAGCTAGCCAAGGAGAAGAAGGCCAAGAACCCTAAGTATAATGAGTATAAGCCTTGGTCTGATGTGCTTAAGTATGTGAAGCCTGAGGTCAAGAAAGGTGCGGGGGCCAATGCGCCACGGGATATTCACGACCGCTTTGTCACCGAGCTTACCAAGCTCTATAAGGCAGGCAAGGCAGATGAGAATCCGACCGAGGCAACCCTTGATGCAACCTTCTATATCGGCATGGGACTTGAGAAGCTCGGCATCGACCTGACACAATTCAACCTAATGGACTAATCGGGGAGGGGAGCGCAAGCTCCCCCGACCTAACAAAGTTAGAACCTCTCACCGAACCCTCATGCGCAAGCATGGGGGTTTTTGTTTGCACCTAATGCAGCAGGGTGAACACATCTAACTTTGTTAGGGGCTTCTATGATAGTAACGAGACTGACGAGCGCATTAGGTGCAGGCGAAAAACTTACAATGCAGAAAACTTACATTACCAGCCCTAACTTAGTTAGGTGCTCCTATGATAGTAACAGGACTGACGAGCGCACAGGGTATTGTAAGGAAAGTTGTGTAATGTAAGAAAAGTTAGCCCTATTGTAAGAAAATGACCCACGCATTTCTGCGCTTTGTAAGGGTCGTAAGGGTTGTAAGGTTTTTTTGGGGCATCGCTCCGAAAAGACGCTCTCTCGCAGATGCACCGAAATATCCGTAAGCAAAATCGTTCCAGCCCTTTATTATTATTTTTTTAACTAACTTTCTTACATTACACCCAACTTCCTTACTGAAACCCGCAGGCTTCTGCCATTTTCTTTTGTAAGTTTTTCCTCGCCACTTTTCTTACATTACCCCGATTTTCCTTACAAAGCGCAGTTTCCCGTCATCCCATTTTCTTACGCTACCTAACCTAGTTAGACGTGCCCGACCTCGTGCCCACATCACTTGACGTAGAAGGTATTTTGTGCTACAAATAAAAGAAAAAACAAAAGGTCAGGTCGGTTCACCCAACCAGCCCTAACAAGGTTAGAAAAGGAGCAAACTATGAAATGTCACTGCGGCGACAAAATTAATCCGAGACGTGTAGCCCTTGGCTACCAAACCTGTCCTGTGTGTGGGGACTTGGAGGCGAGGAAGGTAAGGCACTGCGTGGCCCCGCTCAACAAGAGCAATTACGTCCTCGTCTCCAACTTTACCGAACTCAAGCAGCTCAACCCGAAGTATAATAACGCCTAACAAAGTGAGGAATGAAAATGGTTAACGACTTAAGCACCAAGATGAAAGCAGCCGTCCTGCTACGCAGATATGACCAGCTACGCAGACAGCTACGCGAGACAGAGTATGAGCTAGGCCCAGCCGTGGCCCAATACGGCATAGAGACTGGACGCCGAGGCTTATCGAAAGACCACTTCCGCAGTGAGTTGGAACGCGATGAACTAACCCGTCTGGAGATAGCAGCCGAGCGTGATGCATGGGAGAAAGCACATGGATGAACTGAACGACTGGGACAAGGTAGCATTGGCCTTCGACATACTTGAGAATGCCGAGGTGATGCAGGAGTTTGACACAACCCTATGGATACAGGTGGACCGCGACTTGTGGGAAGCCTTTTGCGAGGAAGGATATAACGGATGACACAGACAACCACACAAGCAAACGAAACCACACAAGCAACCAAAGACCGGAACTACTACCGGATGCTAACCAACAACGAGCTTATCGCCACCGCCAAGGAACGCTTACACCTAACAGAGTTAGAGCAGGTGCTAACCGAGCGGTTACTAAAAGCAGAACGTGAGAGGCGGGACTGATGGGAAAGAAAGCAAAACTAAACGTCGATGACCCGACAGGTTGGGTCGGACTCGACCGCTACCACGAGGCGATTGCCTCTATCGAAGCAGAGATGCGCGGCGAAGTGCCAGAAGAACTCAAAGGCATGAGCATGGCGCAGATATACGAGAAACTGAAGGAGCAAGACTAATGACTACCATATTACACGCAGCAGCCGAGGTATTTTTCATATCCGTGTTTATCTTCGTCGTCTGGGCGATACACGACACATTCAAGGGGAAGTGATATGCCTAAGAAGGTGTGGGACGCAGAGATGGTGGCCCGCGCTGCAGGGCTGAAACGTGCTGGCTTTAGCGCCAGAGCTATCGCCGAGCGGCTAGGTGTAACGGAGAAGGCAGTGAAGGGCCGCATGCACAAAGCGAAAGCACGTGTCCGGCTGGACGGGAAAAGCGGCACTCATAATGGCCGAAGCAATTTCCTAACCGGACGCCTGACCGATGACCTCTTTAGCAAGCATCAACGAATAGACGAGTATCTAGATAAACCAGAACAGGAGGAAGCATAACATGGGCTATCGCTCAGAAGTAGACGTAGTTATCTACGCACCCGTTGACAGCGAGACATCATACCCGCTGCTCAAGCTATGGTTCGACGAGAACTACCCCGTCAAGGAAGCCACGAACGAATGGGATGCGAGGATTACCTACGACCCAGAGAGCCGAGGCATCTCCGTCTATTACAACGACGTGAAGTGGTATGAGCACTACGAG